AATCAAGGTAGTTTCCCCTACCTCTTAAATACCATTATACGCCCTTTTATCCTATTGTCAACACTTATTTTAAAAAAACATCACTTTTCTTAAAGCAATGGCGTCTTAGGTTGCGCTAAAATATTTTCTGTGTAGTTTCCCCCTCCAAAATAGCGTAGAGAGTTTTGGATATAAAAAGAGGGCAATTAAGCCCTCTTTGGTTAAGTTATAATTAAATATCTTTATTTATTAAACCAAGATTCATTCTTGATTTCTGCGATAACAAAAGCATCTACATCATGCGGTGCGTAATTACGAATTCCGTAATGAGTCTCCGCAGGGTGAGGAACTAAAAAGACAGTAACCGGTGGAAACACCAATTTACCTTTTCTTTTTTTTGCCATACTCCTATCCGCCTGTGCTTGGTTCTTTAAACAAGTTTCTAAATCCTTGTGTGAACTCCAATTACTAAACGATGCTACGAAGTAGTGAACCTCATTATCTTTCATTATCTTTTCAACGATATTTTCCATATCAACATTGTCCATTTTGTATCTCCTTTACGTGGGGGCTATTGCCCCCTTTGGTTTAATGGTCTAGGTTATATACTCTCTCACTAAAGTAAGGTTTTGTATCCATGAAGTAACAACCACTCAAAGAGTAGTCCTCACCGCTTGTATCCGTAACCGTTTTGAAAAGTACAATTCCAAATCCTAGACTGTCCTCAGATTTTCTAGCATCACAAGTGATTATGTACTCTCTACCTTTAATGGTAAAGTTCTTCCCTTCAATATTTTTCATATTGTATCTCCTATTTATTGGTTTTTAAAAAGCACCGAACATCATATCCGGTTTAAATAAGGCTGAACTTTCCCAACCTTATAATTACATTATACGCCCTTTTGTACCACTTGTCAACTTTATTTTAAATTAACTTGACTTTTTTTAAAAAATTATTATACTATACTGATGGAAAATAACATTAAAACCTATATAAAACAAAGAGGATACACTTACCGTAAGGTTGCTGAATTATTCAACTTTACGATTCCAACTCTTGATAAGTTCATTAAGAAGCACCCTAACACTATGTACTATGCAGTCAAAGGTCTGCCAGAAGTTTCACATATTAAAGTTGAACGACTAGAAACTATTAGACCATGACTACAGAAAAACATAAGCACACACACACAGAATGTCAAACCGCAGTAAGTGCAATTAAAAGCCTTCTTGAACAGATTAAGCGTTCAACAAATAAAGATTCAAACTCAATACACGTATGCGAATCAGCCCTAGACATTTGTAATAAATTATTACGAGAGCCGGAGTTATGAACGAACACGAACATGAGATACAAAAATCTATAGCCCAATATTTAGACTTGCGGGGTTTGTGTTGGTGGGCTGTTCCTAATGGTGGAAATAGAAATATAATCACAGCAAAGAAACTTAAAGCCGAAGGCGTTAAATCCGGTGTGCCAGACATAACCATTATTCACGATGGGATGTACTACGGCCTTGAAGTTAAAAAGCCACATACTACAACCCCAAAGGGAAGGTTAAGTCCTAATCAGAAATTAATGATTAACACTATAAAGAAATGTGGTGGTGAGGTGGGCGTTGTATATTGTGTCGCGGATGTAATAGAATTTTTAATAGAGAGGGGAATAAAATGATAGGTGAAATACTCGTAACAGGTATCGTACTAGGTGGTGCATATTGGGTCTATAAATGTAAACAAAAAGAGGACTGCTCTGTAACAGGTGAATGTAATACTGTTATTGAACATTTAAAGAAGGGTAGAACACTTACCGCAGAACAAGCCAAGAAGTTATACGGAATTAAGCATCTACGTTCCGTTATAAGCCGTCTAAGGCATAAATACAGTCAAGACATAGAAACGGTAGTCAAAGGTAAGAAAGCCACCTATACGAAGAAATGAGGCTAGTAAGAAAGGTTATTGACTCATTTAATGAATGTCACACCTGTTTTATTAAACTTCCACTTGTAACAGTATTTATTGTCTTGGCTTGTCTTTATTTAGTCTGACAAACACAAACACACTCTTGTGGCTGTTGAGGCATCACCATTTGACTAGCATTATTCATCATCTGTTGTGGCATATTAAAGAACGACATAGCCACCATCGAGATAGCCATACCACTAAAAAATATCAACACGCACTTGAGTTTCATTAAGCACCATATCCAAGCATATTAGCAATCATCGCAACAACNAAGAAAGCAATAATTAACTTGGTGGCTGTTTTTAATCCTTTAATCTTTTCAATTAAATCAGTCATCTTTTCTTCTCCTGTATTTATTCTTAGCCTCATTATAACCCCACTTCTTAGTAAAGAAAGGTGTCAATAAGTTAGTGATTAATAAGAACGCTATAAAACCATATAAGGCGTTCATAAAGAANGAGTCAGCCACGAAGGCTACTGCCTGTTGGTTCGTCTTAATATCATCAACACTTTTATCTTCAGGTAATATCTCATCTACTGTAATACTTGTGGCTAGATTTGCTATGGCAGGTATTGGTCCTGCAACTAAATAAGTAACGGCAGTAGTCGAACCTGTCTTAGCGACATTCTTAAACTTTAAGGATTCACAACCCATTAATAGGGTTGATAATAAAAGTGCATAAATTAAGCGCATTGTAAATACGGGAAAAGAATCCAACAATCGCCTATACATAATGGCATTATTTCTCATTAACCTTATCAAACAACTTTCCAATCATGTGCTTTATTTCCTTAATATCATCGTGGTACTCTGACTTCATTACATACTCCTTTGGTAAAGCATTTATCTGTTTCTCAACATCTTTTAAGTCAGCCACTAATGACTTAACTACCCCACCTGTTACTGCTGATAGTATTCCGACTAGCGTTAAAATTATCTCAGATAGTTCGATACACTACTCCTAGTATAGTTATTTTTCGACCATTCTATCATAATGTTATCTTTCGTCTATAAATTTTAGTTTCGGTCTCTTTCCTTTTTTAGTAAATATCCGACTGAATTTGTATAGTTTTGATAAAGGACACCGCGGATGATACCACTTGAACCTAACTGAAGAGTGAATATAATCCTTCAGGTCTGTAGTGAGTTCAATTTCTTTTAGTTCAATGACATCCTCCGGCACAGCCGTAGAGAATGTTGCATATAATAAGGGGTCGCCTCTTTTAATTTTGATAATCTCTTTTTTAGAAGGAACTTGGAAAGCAATATCTACAGGTCGCCACCAATCTGATATATGAATTCTTCCGGGTATTATCCTTAAAGGCGCTGAACCAATAGGTTCAAAATGAGGCGAAGTAATCCTTAAATCAATACCTTTATCTTCTGTAGCGAATAGCATGGGGTAATTAATAGACATAATAGGGTCGTCATTTTCGCCATATTCATCCTCTCTTAAATGAAAAAAATCAGCAGGTAGGTTTTTTGATTTTCTAAATAAATGAATTTTATTATTTTCTAAATCTAACTCAAAGTGAGCATCAAACGGGGATGTAAGCACGTAAGTATTTTTAAATACTTCATTAGCCGAAGGACACTTATTGTAATTATACTTATGCCCTTTCATGTATTTATCGTATAAAGACTCCATAGGCTCTACCAACATCTCTAAGCCTGTACTGGAATCGAACCAAGGACACCAACCTACTACTTTAGCCTTATTACCCACAGCCGTACTCTAACCATCCTGTCATAATATACTTATCTTGATTAGAGAATACAGGATTGCCCCTATGAGTATGTGTCCAAGATGGAGGAAAATAAACTACTGTACCTTGTTTGGGTTGTATTCGGGCATTTTGGTAAATAAATTCTGTCTCGCCTCCCTCCGCTATGTCATTTAAGTAAACCATATAAACCATAGCACGGTGGGCGGTTTGCATATTATTCGCTTCACAATGAAAGTTAAAGTACCCAGACTTCTCATCCTTAGAATACTTTTGTACTTGATAAGTGCTTATTTTATGCGGTTGTAAACTATCAACATAAAAATACTTATCTCTATATAAGTCATAAGCCTCTTGTAAGTGTGAGTTGACATTCTGTACTAGACTATCAAACTTTGTAAATCTACTTATATCTACATCAGTGGAGTTCTTTATAGTCTTATCTACTCCCGAACCTGTAGAACCTGCCCACGCATTACCTTTTAATGCCATTTTAGTATGAGCATCGATAATCTCTTTACACAGTTTTTTAGGTACACAATCAGCGTAAATTCCTATGAACTCATTATAACTTTCAGTCATTTAAGTTTCCTTGCTTTAATAGCGACAGTAAATTTTTGTTGTTGTGCGGATATTGTGGGCGGTCTTGATGCGTGTGGAATAGTAGAGGTAAACACAGATATACGACCTGCTTTTGGTATAACGGATTTTATAATTTCTTCTTGTTTTGCGTCATAAAAAACTGTTTCCCCTCCCCAATCAGGATGCCAAGTAGGATTAGCGTAATATAAGAATGTGAACGTATCATCCTGTTGGTCGTCAGAGTGTGCGCTAAGATGTGTTGTCATGTTATATACATTAATGTATGACCTTAATATTTCGATATTACCTAATCCATGCTTATCGGCAATATCGTCTAGTATATCACTTAATTCAAGTTGTTTAAATTCTTCATTAGTTAAATTACAAACAAACCTACTCATATCAGAAGAGTTCGTACTAGAAGAATGACCAAAAGTGTACTTACTGTTTTTACAAAAATCGAATATAAACTCCTGTTGACAGAAGTTGACCTTACTATCCTCTACTTCTAATACGCGATTCTCTAAATTCATTCCAAACAAGCCATAACCTCTCTATTGTTGTCAAATTAGATATTTTGGGTTCAGCAGGGTATTCCACTGTATAAGGGTCATCAAAAAAAATAGGCAGGTCGCGTAAGGACTGTCTGTATATCTTATACTTTCTTTTCAAAATCCAGTTGGGGAAGTCTGGCATCTGAGTGTAATCACTCATATTTAACATGACCCCTCTTGAATTTCTTACTAATCTCCAAGCCTCTTCTATCATTTCAGGATGGTACGGGTCTGCTCCATAAGGATTTGGGGAAAACTCTTGAGACCCTGCATCATACAACCAACCAACTTTAGGCGGGTCGGGTAAATCTGTAATATCTACAAATTCAACACCAACCATTCCGTAGGGTGGATTATCTACACCCTCTAAAACACAACGAACAAAACCATGATTTACTTCTACAAAAGTCTTTACCAACTTATCGTCACTCTGCCGTTACCACCATTACTACCTGAATTACCATTACTAGGATTACCTGAACCGCCACCTCCACCGCCACCGTAACCACCTGAACCGCCTGAACCTCCACTTGCGCCATTACTACTATTACCATTCGCATAAGCCGTGCCACCTTGAGAGCCATTCTGACCGCCACTGACACCGTTACCACCTGCACCACCGGCTAAAGTACCTCTACCAATGTTTCCTTTAGCACCTGCTCCTGCTCCCGAAGATGTTGCAATATTACCTACATACGTAGAACCTGCACCGTTACCACCATTACCTGAACCGCCTGAACCGCCTGAATTGCCTCCATTACCAAAGCCACCTGCGCCCGATATTGCTACACCAAATGTCGAACCACCATTTACTGCCACATTTGCGTTAACTGTTCCAACACCGCCTCCGCCTCCGCCACCTGACCCTCCAGTGTTGTTATCGTATTGTACTCCACGCGCACCGCCACCGCCACCTCCGCCACCACCTTGTAATGTCACAGAGACACTTGTAACACCTAGCGGAACTGTAAAGTTTCCGCCACCATTGTATGTCGAACTTCCGGGTCCGGGGTAGCCCACATGAACTTCACGCCATGCACCTGCGTGTTTAATATAAACACTAGACGACCTCCATGCTGAAGATGCTTTTACATAGGCAGTGGTTATTGTTCTCCATACGCCACTTGTTTTCGCGTGTAAACTCATAGATTACCCCTTTGGTATATCTGATTTAATTTTATTAACTTTCGCTACTAGGTCTGTAAACTCAGCCGAAACTGCGTCTCCATTGCTCAAGGCAGTTACAGCGTTCATTAAAGATGCTACTTGGTCAGTAATACCCACCTCTGATAAGTATCGATTCAAACGCTCCGCAGTATATCCGCCCTCAATTTTCCACGCAGTTCCATCCCATCTTTGTACAACCCCGAACTCACTAAGGAAATCACTTTTTGGTGGCTCACTATCTGCTTGAGTATCACCTGCCGATAATTCCGTATGCCCTTCGTAGCGTCCATCTTCAGATACCTTATGCCCAAATACAGGCTCTACAGTCGCCTCGACTACTGGCTCTGGCTCAATGATAGGAATAAACGCATTAGATAAAACTTTACAAGCGGATTGTTCTTCTGACGTTAAATCAACTCTAACAACATCACCTTCTTTGTTTTTAGTAAACTTAAACATATTACCGTTATCCGGCTCATAATTTAAGTATAAGTAGGGGAA